AATACCAGAACCTTGTTTAGGATCTATACCTTTTGTTTTATCTGCTGAATCTGCTATACTTTTAGCTCCTTTATCTAATCCTTTAGGTGCTTTAAAGGATTGTTTTATTCTACCTACTAATCCTCCTCCTCTTTGACCACCTGCTTTAGCTCTGCCACCTCCAGGCATAAATTGTCCTCCTTTATACATTTTACCCATTAACCCTTCAGAAATTTTAAAACTTTTTAACATTTCTTTAGCACTTTTTACAGAATCTTGTAAGTTGTTTTTCAATCCAACTGAACCTTTTATAACCTTACCTACCATTACTACTCCTATTGCAGTTATTAAAGGATATAATATATAAGATTTGGATAAAATAGTGGCAAATAATCCTACAACAGGAGCTAATGCTTCTTGCAGTTTACCTATTGCAGTATTAAATTGTTCTTGAACTTCTAAACTTTTTATTTGATCATATTGTTGTTGTTGAGCTGCTGTTAAAGATTCTCTATCAAGACCAGCTTCCATTTCTTTCATCATGAGAGATTTAGCTAGTTCATCTCGAGTCATACCCACTGCTTTGGCTTGTGCTTCTTGTTGAATACGATTCATTCTGCTAAAACTAGCCATAGTAATGCCTTGGTTAGCTAATTCATTTGCTACCCCTGCTAAATCATTATCTAATGCTAATTGTCGTGCTTTCTCTAAATTAAGGTTTTGACCAGTTAATAATTCAGCTTCCATTTCAGCCGCAATTGAAGATTCAAATTGTAATAATGAACCTGCAATTTTATCAACACCATCTAAAGTCATTCCTAAACTTGCAGCCGCAGTTGCAGCTTTTGCTAATTCACCTGGATATCCTGCATAACTAGCTGCTATACCTGCAGATGTATTAGCTACATCTTCTAAAACTTTTTTACCGTTAATTGCAGAATTATTTTGGGCATTCATAGCATTAACACCATCAAAAATAGCATTGTTATTGTCTTCAACAGACATCCCATGTACTTTGGATTGCATTGCTAATGAATTAGATTCTTTAGCTGATAGTCCTATTTGCTTAGTCATTAAAGCTACCTCGGTAATGTCTTCTGATGAGAAAACACTAGCAGCATTCATTCCTAATTCTTTGGTTAATTCAGTAGCTGCAGCAATATATTCAGAACTCAAAAGAAGTTCTGAATTCATGGTATCTACCATGTCTACTGTTTGCCCTGTTTGTCTTTGAAATTCTGTTTGGGCTTTATCTACAGCTAAAAACCCTTTAACCATAGCTCCAATAACTACTGTTGGATCTGTTAATGTGCTAAAAAGATTTTTAAAACCACTTCCAATTCCTTTCAGCAATACACTAAGTCTTGATACTTTTCCTCCAGCTTCAGCTGCATTGTCTGCAAATTCTTGCATGTCAGCTGCCATTTCATCAACTTTAAGTGCTTTTGCAAATTGGGGAGAAAGATCAGTAAGTCCTTTAAGTAAACCACCAGCTACACCCATAGCTTTATTAGCTTCTTTTCTTTGTGCAACTTGTTCTTCTACTTGATCTAAAATCCCTTGTTCCCTTTTAAATTTATCGTTAAGGGTAGCTAATAATTCGTCTTCAAGGTTAGTAAGATTGTTCTTTTTCGTAATACTTTGTGCAAGTACTTTTAATTCTTCAACTGCTATTTTAGCTTTTGAAGCCTCTTTATCAAGTTGTTTGTCTGTAAGACGATTTAGACCTTCTTGTTGTTGGTATAACTTTGTGGTTGCTGCTGTTAATTTAGTTAATTGAGAAGAAACTTCACTTTCTAAAGTTATTTTTTTTCCTGTTAACCTATTGACATCTTTCATCATGTCAGTGTAGGATCTCAGACCATCAGCCATTTGTTCTTCTAAAGAAATTGTTTCTTTAAGATTACTATTAAGTTCCTTCTGGTTATTTATGTCTTCTCTACTAGCCACTAGTTGATTTTATTATAAATATAGGAAGGCATCATTTCTTTGATGCCTTCGCTGTATAAGTTGGGGGTTTTTTTATATGTTTTAAATGTTCAGGGGCTTTAACTTTACCCTCAGAATCTATCACAGTATCTCCACCTGAAGATTTGCCTGTGGCTTTTTTCATTTCTGCTGCTTCTTTTTCGTAATGTTCTCTCATTTTATTAAATGTAAAATTACGAAGCCAAATAGGCATGTTATATACGGTATGCCAATCATACCCTCCATTTCCATGAAACACTATCTCATGGATCTGGGCGAATAATGAAATTCTATAGGTTTGCGTCAGGCCAAAAAAAGTTGACAGTAATGGGAATCTCGACGTCCTCCCCACCGTCACTCAATTCCACTTGTGTTAATAAATTCACGTCAGGTTGATGTCCTGCTATGTGTTTTCTAAATGCCCTAGCATCCATCGCTAAAAAGTATGTATCTACAAATTCACGCACTGTTTTACGTTCAGAATCTCCATTTACAGAAAGAATCATTTGTTTCATACGTGTAGAAATCATTGGATCTGCTTTTTTATTAATTTTTTTCAGACCTTTAATTTCAGCTTCTATTGCCATCTCATCTTTATGAGATAATAATTTATATGTAATTTCTGTACCTGAATTAGGTAATGTATATTGAAATTCATTTACTCCTTTAGTAATAGAATTTTCATCAAATTCCTTATTTTCTAAAGTACTTAAATCAACTTCTACTTCTTCTCCCTTATATTCAAACTTATAATCTTTACCATATCCTAAGACACGAGCTGCAATCATAACTGCATTTTTATCTCCTACAATAAGGTCATTGTAATTGCATTTTGTTACAATTAATGCTTTTAACAATTTATCTAAAACTGTTCCATTTTGAATATATGATTGGTTTGAAAGAATATCTTCTTCCTTTGCAGTCATATATTTCATCTCAATCTTACCACTTGATAGGGGATTGTCTTCGGGATAAATTAACCCTTTAGAGGGCAATTCAATTGTTTCGGTTGGAAACTTAAAACTTTCTTCACTCATAATTTTTATTTGTTATAACTTTAATACGTGTATACATACTAACGATACAAAAGAGCTTGACATAAGCCAAGCTCTCTTTAAAAATATTTAACAGTTTTTTTAGAAATTTAATACTGCGTAATCTATAGCTAATGTTAAACCAATAGATTGTGCTTGAGCATCTGTATCCCAATTGTATCCATCGAATGTTGCATCTTTAATAAATGCACCTTTTAAAATCCATTCTGAAACTACATCACCAACTGGACCTAATACATTTACAGTTACATCTTTCTTATAGAAATCACTATAACCATCTCTACCTGTTACTGATTCATGGTGTAATCTTACCCACTCCATCACTGCTTGAGCTCCTGAAGGTGTAATTGGGTCATAAAGTTTCATTGTTACGTCACTCCATGTTGATTTACCTTTAACTTTACGTTGAACGTTAATGTGATTTAAGGTAACTTCTGCTTGCTCAATTTTCACTTCTCCAAACTCTTTAATCATATATGATGGAATTCCATCTACATACATGATAAACCTATTTGCTTGTTTTGGTTCAAATGCTGTGAAAAATATTTCGTTTGGATCTAATACTGCCATTTTATTTTTTTTTATTCAATTATAAATATTATACCTTTAAACTCTTATGCTGGGAAAGTTGCTCCAGTTGGGAGAATGTTGAAATCTAAGTAAATAAATTCAGCTGTTTTAGTAGGTTGTAAGTAAATAGCACCTATTAACTGATTTCTATCAATAACATCTGGTGTGTTATTAGTAGCATCCATTACTACCTTAAAGGCATATAATCCTTGTCTTTGTTGGACTGATTCTAAATATGGATTTACTTGACTTAAAAATTGGTTTCTTGTAGCAGCTGTATTTTGCTCAAATACTAAGTTATCAGAAATTTGAGAAATATAAGATTTTAGTGAAATTAATAATCTTCTAACATTTACTCTATCTAAAGCACTTGCTTGTGTTTGGAGTGTTTTTTGTCCAAATACTGTAACACCTTGTCCTGGGAATGTTGCTACTGGGTTTACTTTATTAGTGTATAAAGTATCTCTGTTTGCTTGAGTTAATTTTCTTTCAGCTTGTCTTACTGTTCCTAATCCACCTCTATTAATACCTGCTGGTGCAAACCATGGCTCACTTACTCTATCAGTGTAAGCATAAACTCCTGGAATTAATGTTCCTGCTGGTACCCATACTAATTGTGCTGTATCTGGATCGGTAATTTGTACCCAAGGCCAATATGAAGCACCATATGATGTATCTAAACTTGCTGCTGTTGAAGAAGCTGCAGTAATTGTTGAAGCATAATTTTCAAGATCTAATACTACAATTGCATCTCCTCTATTTTCAGTATTTGAAAGTAGTGTATTTAACGGTGTTGCATGATCAGAATTAGCATACATTAAACCTGGTGTTGAAATAATGTTATAAACGTAATCATCCGCATTTGCTAATAAATTAATTGCATCTACATAATCATCACCTGTTAATCCTTGAGTATCTGTATTTGAAATATTTTGGTAAAAATCATCTGTTGTTGTTTTTAAACCTAAATTCACAATATTACCTTCTGCATCTCCAAATGAACCACTTTGAGCTACTGGAATTGAACCTGTATATGCTGGGTTTACATTTCCGTTGTTATCAAAATAATTTGGAGTTTTTACATTTACTGATTTTACTCTTACATATCTTGAACCATTTGGATATGAACCTGATGATTGTAAGTAAGGATCTGATGTTCCTGCTCCTAATAAATTTTTAGTAGAATCACCAATCATTCTAGCAATGTAATTTGAT